GCTAAACGTCACTTAACGCAACGTAAAACGTTTTATAAAGAAGCAAATTACCCGTTTGATATTGAAAAGTTGACTTACAGATAAAAAAGTGTTATAATACTACTATGCGAATATTAACCCTCGAAAACGAATACTATAACTTAGAAACATTGCCTGAAGAAATTGATGACTTGCGTTTTGCAATACTAGACAACAGTAACCCAAGCAATGTAGACTATCATTATATACCATTGATCTTTTTAGAATCATTTAACAGCCCAGCACTTGTTTTAAAGATTGGTAATCAAACAATCAAGATGCCAGTAGATTGGCAGATACTGATCGGAGAACAAGAGCACGGCGACTTAGAAACATTGCCACTGACTAGTATCAATGACAGAGGATTCAATGCGTTTGAGTTCAACCCACTCAGTGCATTTAGTCCAAGCTTCTTGCCCATAGAGATAGTAGACATATATCATGATGTTACCTGGTATGCCCCTAGACTAAAGAATGGCCAGTTCTTGTGTGTACCTATTGATGATGGTATTAAGCCACGATGTGTATACTTTGTAAAAGAGATTAGTCGTAATTGTGAGATTGTAGATTATAGTCAGGCATTTTAATGGCAACAAAAAAGAATACTCCAACTGATGAGAAGTTTGAAGGACAAGACTTCAATTTATTTGAAGCACTTGCAGCCATGGATCGAAAAGACTATGGATATTATGATAGGTTAACAGAAGAACAACAAAAGAAATTTGTGCCCTACATGATGACTCATTGGATGAGTGCTATTAGAGGTGCAGGCGATCTTCAAGGTTACTATTTACGCAGTACCGATTGTCATGCAAACAAACATTTGTTCAATGAAAACATTCAGAAACATCCTAAATTACAGTGGTACATGCTATGTACTATCAGTCCCGGATTAGGAAAACAAGATCACAAATGGGTACCTCAACTAGGTGTAAGTATTCGTACATTAAGAGAACCTGCAAAACTTAAAGACGTTAAAGAGTATTTTACTAAAATTTATCCTAAGGCAAATATAGACGATATTGCAGAATTTGCAAACTCATTTGTGGCAGATCATAAAAAGAAATGTTATCTAGCTACAACATATCCTAATCTAAAACAAAGTGATATCGAAGTTCTAGCACAGATGATAACCAATGAAGACATTAAACAGTATGAAAAAGAAAGAGGAAATTGATAAGGCAGAAGTATTCGGTTGTGAATTCTGCAATAGAGAATTCCTACGAAAATCTACTGTAGTTAAACATCTATGCGAAAATAAGCAACGTTGGTTAAACAAAGACCTGCAAGGCAATCGTTTAGGCTTTCAATCTTGGTTACAATTTTACAAAAAGAATACTGCTGGTAAAAAGAATAAAACTTATGAAGAATTTATTCGAAGTGCATACTATACTGCTTTTGTAAAGTTTGGTACTTATTGTGTAAATGTTAATGTTATCAATGTCAGTAGATATGCAGATTGGTTGCTAAAGAATCAAATTAGCATTGACACATGGACAAAAGATACTAATTACACTAAGTTCTTAATTGAATACTTGCGTGTTGAAGACCCGCTAGACGCAATTACTAGAAGTATTCACACATCTATTGATCTTTCTCAAATAGAACATATACAAAGCAAAGACTATTTGCGTTATGGTAATGTAAATAAGATATGTTACGAAATTACTAAAGGAAAGATAAGTCCATGGATTCTTTATCAATCTGATAGTGGTTTGAAATTCTTAGATACACTGAACGAAGCACACATTGCCATGATAATTGATTACATCAATCCAGAACTATGGAAGATTAAGTTTAATCGTGAACCAGAGAACGTACAACAAGTTAAAGAGTTATTAAATGCCGGCGGGTACTAAAATTTGTATTCCTTGGGTAAGGAATGATTGGAATATGGCATCTGCCTGGGCAATAGAAGAATACGGTTTGCCTGGTGAAAGATATACTACCCGACCCGGTCATGAAGGCATGTATTTCTATTTTAAGGATGAGCGTGACGCTATTCATTTTGAATTAAGGTGGGGTTAATGTTAGTAATAGATTTTGTCGATCCTTTTGGAGTAGAAAAGCAGATAAGAATTAAACTTTTGGATAAGCCCTGGGTCGAGCAATGGAAAAATTATATATTCAGCTTATATGACAGAGTTCCGTATTTAAAAATATCACTGGATCATACAATATGGAATAACATGTATCATAGCACTCCAACACTCACACTATTAATTGAATTAAAAGATGCGTTAAATTACTTTAAAACATTTAGTCAATATGATTTTAGTTATGGTGTTACTGAAATAGAAAAGTATATAGTAGACCCTCAATCAATTGACCAGCAGTTTTTAAATTATACTCATAGATGTTTTACATCAGTTGCTAAAGATTTTTACGACCGTACTATTATAATGCCAAATGGTATTACACGTGAAGATATGTTTAGCTCAATGCATATACTTAATGACAATACACACAAACTTGAAGCCATCACATATAAAAAATCTAATAGAAGGAAGCAGTGTGAGCATGGAGAATATTTTACATTTGTTACAGAAAACATAAATTCAGCAATGCACAAACAAAATGATAAGTCGCCGTGGTCTACAAATGGCATCGAATATATCAAACCAGAATACGAGTTTGATTTCATTAATGAAGACTACCACCACAATGTTTGGTTGAACGAAGACATTCAAGGAAAAGATCAATTCAAGTGCTGGCTTGACGAAGATGATGCATCATGTGATGACATTACTGGTAATATTTTAGTGACTCCAAATCTGATATTAGATAGTTATGGTACTCTAACAAAAATATTAGATGATAACGAATTTCAACAACAATATAAAAAATTAAATAAAAAATTGAATAGATTTCCCATAGGTGATATTATCAATACCAATGATATTGATTGGAACGTTGATATCAAACATAATAAAGTTACTGGTAAGGCAGCTAGTATAAAAAATATTGAACTATGTGGTAGAAAACTATGGAGCTATGAATAATGTTAAGATATACGTATATAAACCCTCAAGGAACAGAAAGACACATAGAAATTAAGTTATTAGATAATGACTTTGTTAAGAAATGGAAAAATTATCTGATACAAACAAGTAAGAAGTTTCCAAACTTACGATGGGGTAATGGATTAATTGGTCAAGGCACAGTTGATGTTTATAAAGATCCATGGCCTACTATTGATACTCTATTTGATAGTTTGAAATATTTAGATAGAAATACTGAATTTATTTTACAACATGAAGATTACAGCCTCTTAAAAGAGTGCAGAACTTTTAATAGATATGTTAACAATATCACACAGCACGATTTAAATCGATGGCATAGATACTTCACAACACTGGCTGCAAAATTCAGAGACAATGAGTTATCGATAAACGAGGGTGTAAATAGGGACGAAGTTTATCAAAATATTCACAACATAAACATTTATGTACATGCGCTGGAGTATATAACTTACCCTCATTGTGAGAGGCGTAAGCCATTCATGGATCATCAATTTCATTATAGGTTCAGTCCGATATCAGCAGACTATAATGGCTACAGTCCAGAAACAAATGACCAGATGTTTGCTACTGAAGATACTATTATGATTAGTAATGAGTTTGATCCATTGGTTGAAAATTTTGATTATACCGTATGGCTTAATGAAGACATATTAGGTAAGGATCAAGTTAAAGCCTGGCTGGATCATGATAATTTAAATGAGGAAGATATTACGGGTAATCTCTTTATGACTCCTAGTATTATACTAGATCCTTCTAAAATTATACCTACTGTATTACGTAACCGAGAATTTATTGAAGAATCAAAACTGTCGGGGAAAAAGTTTAACAGATTTCCTATAGGTAATATTATTAACATTGATAAAATAGATTGGGCCAATGATTTTTTAAGTCTACCTAACTTCTTAACTCACTCGGAAGGTTCTAAAATAATTAAGATAGAATTAGATGGAGTAGTTCTTTGGGAAACTAAGTTGAGAAAATATTTAAAATTTGCCATTGCATACGAGCCTAAGAATTTACTATCTAGGTTTATACGCTGGGCCAAATGTTATGATATAACATATAAATTAGAACATGTTGATAAACATTTACATATATTCTTTGATAAAGATGAAGACTATCAAACATTTTTCCTACATTGGAATTTTAAACGTGATACTAGATGTTACGTTTTTTGTATGGAACAAATAATTGATTAGTGTGACGTTATACATTGATGTTAGTAGAACCTTAGAAATAGTACATGAGTTAAAACATCACGGTTGGGTAATGGGTGTAGACTTTGACTTTGCATATCATCAAAGTGCTTGGGATGATATGATAGGACAGATTCCAAAACAATCAATATTTACTTTTTACAATGATAGTAATGCTAGTTATTTTATGTTGAGGTGGGGATGAGAGTTCAAAACTTTGACCAAAATCGTGGTTGGGAAGAAACTGATCCGGGTTGGTACGAATACAATATACCTGTTAGTATGAACATGACCGAAACATACGATGATATATTGGAATGGCTGTATAATAGAATAGACAACTGTGAGCGCCATGCTAGGTGGCGAATCAGTCGAGGGCTTATACAACTAAAATTTAGGTATGAGCGTGATGTGATACTATGTAAACTAAGTTTTTAATGAATCTTGAAAATGAATTATTAGACAAGTTGGCGGATGATATGGCAAAAGAAATTGATTATGATATGCTTGTTAACCTGTTGAACTGGACAAGAGTTGAACTGCCGCCATTTACTAGTCGTTATAATGCTGTTGATATTGCTGATTGGTGTACCGACAACTGCACTGGTAAGTTTATGAACTTTGGTGTCAAGTTTGCGTTTGAGAAAAGTAAAGACGCTGAGTGGTTCATCTTACGGTGGAAATAATGGCAACCATACCTCACATACAAGATTACGATGACGATGATCCCAAAATAGATTTTCGAAAAAGACGTTGGGACTATTGGGCGGCATTAAAACTTGTACGTAAAGAATACATGGAACAAAATAGAGAGTTTGATGCGTATGATTTTGAAGATTATCTTGTAAGTAAATACGGTGTAAAGATGAACATCGTCAATGGTAACATAACAGATGGATATAAGATTGTTGACGAAAAGAAATACTTAATATTTTTATTAAAATTCCAATGAACAATTCACCTTTTGAATTATACGCAACTGAGCGTGACAATCATGTAGTACACTGGCCTACATTTAAAAACATTAGAGATGTAGATACTAGAATAAAACTTCTAGATATACTATTTGGAGAAGTAAAATGTTTTGAAGTAGGATTAGGTCTGTTATTACAAGGT